AGTATAGTTTCTACTAAATTATGAATAGTAAATTCAGATGGCTTAACTAAGACGTGTGTTTGTTCTCGTTGAATTAATCGTTTAGTTAATGGCAGTAAAGATTTTAAAGTTTGTTCTAAGTCATTTTGATCAAAGTGAGATAGGCCTAGTAATTCTCTTCTATCATAAAACTTATATAAGTTATTAGGCGTTGGTTCTCCTAACGCTGACACAACGTAGTTAACACCGTTCTGATGTAAGTTCTTAAGATTAAAATTATATATACCAGGAATATAGTCATTCTTGTTTTGCATTATTTCTGTTATTTTCCTATGTTGGTTAAGTAATTGCTCTTCAATATCAAAGTGCGAATTTTTAAATTCTTCTATTATTTGATAGATAGCAGATTCAGTTAGTTGGAACGAATGTACCTTTTCAATTTTATCGTATCCAAGATGCACAACTTTGTTTTTTAGATTTTCTTTTTTAGCAATTAATTTTTTACTAAAAACAAATCGTACACCAATATAAGGTTCATCCTGCCCGTTGTCAATTACTTTGATCCATTTTGCTCGATCTAACTTTCTTAACGGAACCCTTAATGTTTTAATACACTCATTAAGATCTATATTATGTTCTACAAATTGTGATCGATATGTTCCTGTTAATTTTTCTTTAACGGCTTCATATTGACGATCTGTAAAACCAATACCTCTAAAAGTTTGTCTAGCAATACTACCTAGAAAATTAACATCTGGCGATTCAACATCGAACTTAGGACCTGTATGTAGTCCTATTAATAACTCTAAGCAATCTTCGCAAGTTTTCATGGGCATAGTTCTCCTCAACTAATACATATATTTTATAACAAAATGCTTGTAAAGTCAAGAAGATAATTGGTTTAATAAGTGATTTAACGGAATACCTTGTGCTATTTCATCTATAGTATGTTCAGTGTGTGCATACTCTTCAAGCCATTCTTGTCTTGCACCCATGTGTGGATTTTCAATATCTTCTAATGATGCATTAGCAACATTCCATGCTAAACTTGATGGTCCTACAAATGCAGGTACACCGTTTATAATACTGTGTATGCCTGGATTACTAGACCAACTTACTGTAGCCCATATGTTGTCAAACTTCATATCAAAGTCGTCATATGTGCCTGTAAGTTTACGTGGGTCTTGCCTTAATACGTTTTTAAATTCGTGTTCTATATGGGGCAATGGACATCTAGGATGAGGCCTAAATATTATAGGACGATTTGTATATTGTTGTATTTCTGTAATAGTCTTTTGAACCCATTGGCTCATTGGAGGCATGCCTGCCCATTGCAGACTCTTGTCGTGTTGCCCACAAATAAGAATATATTCGCCTTCAGTTCGCCAAGGTTTAAGTTCTAAGCCAAAGCGTTCAGCACGATTACTACCTCGAGTAGCGTTGCCAAAATAAGCATCTTTGTTAATGCCATTTAATCCAACCTTCCATGTTGTGCCTCTTTTTATGCCGCCTACTTCTAATACGATAACCGGTCTATCTAATAAACGATTCTGTTCCCATACCGTCTTGTTTTGTGCCATTCGTCCGTTCCATAGAACACTCCATATAACGGCAACGTCATAGTTTTCATAATGCGACATAACTCTATAGGGCTCATTATATATGACTGTATGGCCAGCGTCGGTCACACTTTTGGCAAATGCTTCAAAAATTGGCTTGCTATTTAGTGCGCCATAATCAGTGTAGAGACAAAAAATCATTGTTAAATACCTTATATAGTATTTAAGAGGATTAACGAATGACTGACATAACTGTGGTTACAACTTTTCACCAACCAGGACTAACATTATACGGACAAAGATTTTTAGATAGTTTTGCAGAAAAAGTTGATAGTAGAATTAAGTTACTGGTATATGCTGAGGACTGTAACCCTATAAATCCTAATCCAGAACAGATTACGATACTCAATGCAGAAGAAGCATTACCTAAACTAAATGCTTTTAAAGAGCGTTGGAAAGATGTACCTAAAGCAAACGGCATACCTCCAGAAGATATTAAAGCACGTAGACCGCGTGATCACCATAAAGCATTTAAGTGGGACGCTATACGCTTTGCTAACAAGACATATGCTGTGTATGACGCTTGTGAACGCTCTAAGGGCTGGTGTGTGTGGATGGATGCAGATACGTTTGTACACAGTAATTGGTCATACAATGAGTTTAAAGAATGCTTACCAGATAATCAATGGATCACATATGTTGGTCGAGGCAAAGGATCACAGACATGGCCAGAGTGCGGATTTTATGGAATGAATCTTAATCATCCTGTGTGTCACGAGTTCTTAAAAGAGTTTGAACGTGTATATGAACAAGCAGAAGAAGGTATATTTTTATTAGAAGAATGGCATGACAGTTTTGTGTTTGGTAATATTCTAAATAGATTTAAATCAGACTTTCCTAATGCATTTGATTACAGTGCAGAAATGTATCTTCGAGAAGCAAAAACAGGCGGTGGTGGACATCCGTTAATTAATACTATACTTGGTAAATGGATTGATCACATGAAAGGTGATCGTAAAAATACAGGAAAAAGTTTACCTAAAGATATTATGGTTAATAGAACTGAGTCCTATTGGACTAGGAGATAAACTGTCTCATATGACGCCAACAAGATCCGTTTGTTAATTCACTAAATTTCCAATGCATCATACTAATACGTTGTAACCAACGTTCCCTATCATATTCTAATGGCTTTTCAATATGTTTAAAGTCTGTATTTGATACTTCAGAACACTGACTATTTCTTGGGTCAGTTAAGAAACAATGATAGCCGTTTATAATAGGCCCAACAGCTGCACTACTATTGTGATTAACTACTGCCCATGCATTAAGCATATCTTGTTCGTAAGGTGTACCAATCTTTGATATTGATATCGACGGCTGACCTTTTAAGTTAGCATGTAGAGTTTTTAAATAATTCTTTGCAAATCGATCACCAGGGTGTGAACGTATAATAATATGTCTATCTGTATAACGTCTTATATTAGCAATAGTCTTTAGTGCCCACGTTTCTACATTTAGTCCGCCCATACTCCAGCCGCCATTTCGTTGTAACATTAATACAATATGGCCGCCTGTTAATTTATATGGTTCTAATTTTATTCCTGTATCTTGAGATATTTGTGTCCACCGTGTAGGATCTATTTCGCTATCACAATATTCTCCTGTACTAGGAAATACGCCGTTAAAACTGTAACGTAAATATCCATGTGGGTTTGTTTTATCGTGATACAAAAATAAATTAGCATCTGCTGTAGCAGAATGTTTGCCAGTAAGTTTTTGTGTTTTTATAATTGTTTTACGTAGACGCAAATGCTCAGTAGTAGTTTTGTCATAGACCCAACCTTGAATCATACCAACGTCACAATCTATTAAGTTATTTTGATCATGCAAAATACCAATGTCGCCAGCGGCATTAACACCGTTAACAAATTGTCTTAACAATTCAGGTTTTTGCAGGTTTCTGTTTCCAGCAGGAACAGTTTTCAAATAACTTACAACTTTCATGAATTAAGTAACTTCCAGGCAGTGCCTGTTCTTAATTCTTGTGCTGTAAATTGACAGTATGATAAATGTGCCGCATACCTTATAACATCTTCTTTTTCAGGTACTTCTGGTCTTACAACATCACGTAAGTTATTACTACATAGTACTGAAGCTGCATTTGGTGCTAGTGCAATAGCAGGTATGCTATGTAGTACAGCTTCTGTTGCTGCAATACTGTTATACGTTACAAGGCATGACGCTGTATCAAGTGCGTCCCATATTGTATCTGTAGTAACACGTATACGTCTGTCTGGTTTCTTTCTAATTTCAATTGGTGCATTAGTTAAAGTTTTAATTGTGTCAACAGTATTCTTTAACCACTCGTCTAAGTTTTCTCCGTAAAACTTCATTACCTTTTCGCTTGGCGGACAAATTAAAATCTTCTTATTATTTTTTCTAGGCTTACGCCATTTCCAATTAAGTTTGCCAAGTCGATCTAAATCTCGATCAACAATAGGACCTAAGTTTTGTAGATTATTTCTTGTGACTCTGTGGTAGTCTTTACGTGATCCCGGTTGTAAATAACCTGTATCAATTGCATAATAATCCACTTTATTTTCTATACAATACTTTAATGCTTTCTGACTTCCACCACCTAGACCCCTTATAACTAAGGTGTTTTTAGTGCCTTCTTGCAAGTTGAACTCGCTAATGTTACCGCCACACCCTATAATGAAATCTTGCAAATAAGGATCATATTCTAATCCTTTCTTGTCAAGATCAAAGTCGTCTGCGCCGGGTGCGATAGCCGCTACTTTTACTCCCATTCTTTTCTCCGTTATATGTTTAATTGTTTCTTTTGATTTGTAAATTGCTTCTGTTGGGTCTATAAGATTTTGTAAATAGGCATTTAGTAATGTTTTAGTTTCTTTAGGCAATGTTAATTCGTCTATCTCAACTGTTCTATTTTTTAAGTCTTTTACTTCTTGAGTAAGTTCTTTAACTCTATCTTCGTACATAGCCGCTTGTGCTTCATACCATTCTTTACTAAATGGACAATTACGATATTGATCAAACCAAGGACCGCCTTCAGTGTAATGTAATGCTTTTGGTTGTCCGTCACGTACAGGCTTATACCAACCAACTAACCAATTCCATTCGTGACTAATCTTTCCTATTTTGTCATCAGTAAGCCAACTAAATCTATGCATATACTTGCCGTCTATAGTAGGATCGTTAACTAACTCTTTGTCAACAACTTTATTATCAGGATGACCGCAATTCCATAATACAGCACTTGACCAGTTTTTACGTGGATAGTTAAGTTGTTTTTGTCCGTCCATCTTTTCTCCTTCTTTAGGAGTATAGTCGTGATGAACACACATAACAGCATAATTATCATTAACCTGATCAAACAATTCTTTAATGTCTGTCAAGAATAAAAAGTCACAGTCAATAAACAATGCCCAGCCTCTGTGACCCATTAAGTCTGGAACTAAGAATCTAGTAAATGTAAATTCTGTACTAGCCAGTGCATCTTCTTCTCGCCAATACATATTATCTCTTACAAGATTATGTCTTTTTAACGGCACAATTTTAACTGGTACTGTTGCATGTTTTAGTATGCTTGCCTTACAAACCTCAAAAGCAATGGGCTCTCTAGAGTCCCAGCCTACATAAACTTTTAACGGTTTTTGTTTTTTTATTTTATCTTCGCTCAATGTCTTCCTCCACGCATTCAGTACCATACTGTATTTCAACTAGTGTTAACGGTTCTGTTGTTTCATTTGCTAACTGATGCCACATGCCTTGCGGTATATGTAAGCTCTCATGTGTTCTATATGTTCCATATAAATCTACATCAGTTGATGTATCTAAAGTGTAAACGGTTGCTGTACCTGTACTAACAAACCAATGTTCACTCCTGTGTTGATGCCGTTGCATAGATAATTTTTGTCCTGGATCAACTGTTAATTCTTTTACTTTTACTTCTTTTCCATTTTCATGTAACACTCTATAGTACCCCCAATTCCTATCTGTTTTAGGTTGTTTCCATTCGTCTAATATCCAACTACTACTATTTTGCTTGTCAGTGCCACCGACACCAAATACAAAATCTACATAAGGCATGTCGCCGTATGTTTTCATTTCTGGGATATTATCGTTAGTTCTATCTCCGCCGTTAGCAAAGATTACTTTAGTTCCACTACCGTGTGTACTTAACGTGTGGAAGATTGCATGACAAGCAGTATCGTCGCTGTCATTAAATCCAATTACTTTATCAACAATGGATAGTTCTTTGATGATAGAAATGCGTTCTTCGAAAGACATAAAAGGTCTGCCTTTCTTTCGAGTTAACCATTCGTCTGAGTTAACTCCTACAATTAGTTTTGTTCCTAATTTTTTTGCTTCTTTAAAATAAGCAATATGTCCGGAGTGAAGCGGATCAAAGCCGCCTGTTACTAATACGATGCGTTCCATGCTAGTATTTAGTGCGTACTTAATGGCAGGAACTATATTATGGTGTTATTCCCAACCAAATACGTAATCCTTTCTTACATTGGTAAGCTCAATGGCACCGTGGTCTTTTAAGAATTTACCTGCACAATAATTTGTATCTGGGTGTTGCTCACAAACTACAATTGGCTTATATTTTAATAAAGTGTCTATTGCACCTTTAAGTATTTCAAGTTCATAACGCTCACAGTCAATCTTAACTAGCCCGAACTTTGGTAAATCAATATCGTCTAGACGTCGAACATTAATAGATCCTTCTCCTTCGATAACATGACTAGCACCAGTATTATGACTGTCATACTTCATATCAATAGTTGAATTTTTATTACCTAATGCACACTTATGTATTTCAACATTTAATCCTTCTGTGTTTTTTTCTAAACAAGAATATACTTGTTCTAAAGGTTCAAATGCAATAACTTTATTAAATTTTCTAGTTAAGGGTTTAGCCCAAAGACCAACGTTTGCTCCAATATCTAAACACACATTAAAGTCAGTAACATGTTGATAAGCTGCTTCTCTTACATCATCTTGATATTCAGGAGGGCCACCTCGACGAACTCTTTTCTTAATCAGTCTTTCAAAATGGTCGTCAGTTGACGGCATCCAGTATTCAAATACTTGCTTCATAACTTTTCCATTATTACAATATATTTTACAACATTAATAGGTGGACCTTTTTTTGGTTGTGCAACATGATCCATTATGTCTTCGTGTATAATTTTCCAATCAGATATTGCTTGTATCTTACGTTTCCACCATTTAGGTTTTTCAATAATTAGATGTGCATTACGTCCGTCGCTTAATGTTTTCTTTGCAGGATGACATGCTATTAAATGATATTGATATCTAGTAGAACGCTTACATAGGTCTTGTAATGTTTCGTCAATTAGATGTTCTTCAACATGCTCTAGCACATCACTACTATAAGTTAATTCAACTTCTTCAGGTAAAGGATTTGGAAATGTTGCAGGATCAAATGTATGTAAAAGAACATTAGGATATTGATTTCTAATGTATTCGCTAGTGCCGCCTTTACCGGCACCAAAGTCTAGAAAACTTTTTATATTTTTTTCTTCAATTAACTTATTAACTACTAAAGGTATTCCTTTAGTTACTCCAAAAGTTTTTTTATTGTGTAGTATTTTTAGTTCTTCAACATATTCATTAGAATGTGCCATTCAATCTCCATTTCATTATATAACACCTATTAGTGCATTTTTAGATCCTACGTTTGCTAGTTTTCTATATTTGAGATCTCTAAGCAGTTCCATAACAATATTTTTTCTATAACCAAATCTTTCAGCGTGGCCTTTTTGTTCGTATAGTATAACAGGTTTAAATTTTTCAATTGTTTTTATTCCGCCCTTAACAACTAAAGGCTCGTATCCTTCAACATCCATTTTAATAAAGTCCACATTTCCAAAATTGTAACTGTCTAATGTTTTTATTTTAATAGAACCTTTTGTATCTTTATCAACATGTGTTCTAAATGTGCTTAGAGGGTCAAAGTCTATTGCTACTTCTTTTTCTTTATCACCTAAACCGCAATTATATATATTAACATTTCGAATATCAAACTTTTGCATATTTTGTTTGAAACATTTGTTCAGTTCAGGAACTATTTCAAAAGAAGATATTTGTTCAAAATATGGCGACATGTTGTAAGACATAAGTCCATAATTTGCACCAATGTCAATTCCGTGACGCATGTTTTCACAAAAACTTAATGCTATATCAAGTTGTTCTTTTTGATATTGTAGTACGTTTTCGGTTCCTTGAGCTCGGATTGCTCTTTTTAAGGTTCTGTCACCTTTTAGAACAGTCCAATTTTGGAATTCGTCGAACATTAAGATCTCCTAGTGTATTATGTATATTTACCAACCAGGATTATGTAAGAGAATATTAAAGGCTTGCGTCTTCCATGCCTGCTACACGTAGTTTAACAACATTAGTAATCTGCCATTGTTTTTGATCAAGTCCTTTAAGTAAACCTAACCATTTGTTACGCATAAGTGCAAACTCATTAATAATTTTTTCGTAGTCAACAACGTCTGCCTCACCGTCTACGTATTTTTCAACGTCACGGCTAGACAGAGCTCGTTGATAATTTTCAAGATATTTTTTGAAAAAAGAACTACGCAATCTGCGTAGTTCAATATTAAGATAGTTTAGTATGGCTTCAATTTCTTGAAGTTGGTTAAAACGATGTTCAACAATACCTGGCATTTCTGATGCTGCTTTTTCAACGTTGCCATATAACTTAACTTCAGTTTTGGCCTCGTTTAATTCTTTTTCAAAAAACGCTACAGCGTCAGGAATCTTGTTAATGTCTCTTGATACTTCGCTATACCAACCCATACTAACCCCAGTCTTCTTCTTCGTCTAGGATGTCTGACTCTTCTATATCGAGATAGTAGTTAATTGCTGTGTCTAGTTCAGAATCCGTACCCATTGCTTGAGCTAAAGTATCGTCACCAACACCATAGTCTGCTAATAAATCAACAAACCTTTCTGCTGCTTGATCAACACTTTTCTTGTCAAGGTACTCTTTGAACACTGTCCAAACTTCTGCAATTACTGCTTCGTCATCAAATCCGTGGCTCATATTTACTCCTCAGTTAATACTTCTTCTGGTAGATCTACATCTTCCTCTTTCGAGGTATTTACCACAGAAGCTTCTTGAGTGATGTGATCAGACATAACTTTGTCTAATAAATCGCCATTCCAATTTTTACGATATTCGAGAATCTCTTCTCCATCCATAGTAACATATTTTAATCTGTTACCTTGCTTTTCGATAACACCTTTTGCTTCAAAAAGTTCAACAACGCCACTATAAGGATTCATACCTGTTTCGTATGGAATCTTAACTTGTACGCCTTCGAACGGTTTTGCATAACGTGTTTTCATTACTTTACAGCCAGCACGGATACCCATAACTTGACTGATCTTGTTACCATCTGCATCTTCTTTGAGCTTTAACTTCTTCATTGCTACAACAATACTAGAAGCGTATATAAAGCCCTGTCCGCCACTTATTTTATCATCTGGATCAAACATATCCTGCGATGCATAAGTGTGATTAGTACAAACTAAACCTACGTTATGTGCGCCGATCATGTTAACAGTATTTCTAACAAGTGCTGTTAGTGCTTTAGGCTTACGACCCATATCACCTTTCATGTCACCCTTGTTAAACTGATCAACATCGGTTGGTGTTAGTAGCATACCTAGTGAGTCAATTACAAACAATACTTTAGGACGATCGTCCTCATCCATTGCTTTGTAGTCTATCATAAATGTTGAAATAGTTTTTGCAACATCGTCGATCATACTCATACTTAATTTAAGTAATTTCGACTCATCACAATCAACACCTAGTGCTTCTAACCATGCTTGGTCAAGTGCATTTTCTGAGTCAATTAAAACTACATAAATGCCTTGTTCTTGTGCGTGTCTTACAATATTACCTGCCGCAAAATAACTTTTACCTGCGCCAGACTCTCCTGCAAACACTGTTACCTTACCTAGCGGAACACCTTTATTAAAGTCGCCACTAATAAGATAGTTTAGTGCATATGAGCCAGTGCTTACCCAATCTGTTGGATCGTTAAAGCCGCTACTCATACCTTGAATAGACTTAGTTAAGTCTTTTCTAAATTTACTTACGTCAAATGATTTAGCCATTGTATCTCCTATATTAAAGTTTGCTTCTATTAGCGTTTGGAACGTTGACAGGTAAACCGTGAATCTCTGTTCTCGAGTTTGCTAATAGAAGCATGTTTGCTAGCCGTTGTTTTGTCTATTACGGATCATTGCAAGTATATCACTTGCGTCACCGCCACCTGCTGCAGCCGCTGGTGCTGTTGCTGGTGCTGGCTCTGGAGTTGCTTCTGCTACTGGAGCAGCCGCAGGCGCCGGAGCACTTTGACTAGTTGCTGTTGCTTCTGGAGAAGCCGCCTTTGTAGGATCACCTGTACGTGCAGCCATTCCGCTTGGACGGAAATAGTTGCTCCAACGATCAGGATCATATGCTTCACCATCTACTGATGCTTCAAACATTTCTTTAATTACCTTAACAGCCACTTCATCTGGCTTTTTAGGAAGGAAGTCTGAAAAGTTAAACAGACCATTAGTGTTAATGGCATTCATTTCAACATCTGTCAATGGACGATCTCTACGTGCCCAATTACTTGTGCTGTAGTCTGCGTATCCACCTTTAGATGTTTTGTTAAGACGGAAGTCTACACCAGCAGTATAATCTGTTGGTAATTCTTCCATATCAGGGTCCATTAGTGCCGCTTTAATAATTTGGAAAATCTGTGGTCCAATAATAAAACGTCTAATAGGGTTTTCTGGCGTACTGTCGTCTGCCAATGGATTGTCTGTTACAAATCCTTGGAATACGTATGAACGCTTCTTCCAATACTTACGACCCATGTCTTCTAAACTTGCGTCTTTAAACCAAGGACGTACCTCAGTTAGTACTGGACAGCTTTCACCGTACATTTCCATACATGGTACTTGTACCTGTACTGGACGTGAGTCAGTCTCACCTTTAATACCCGCGAATGGAAGTTTAATCATCAAACGCTCTTTCCAGAAGAAAGTGTTTGACTCATCTCCATCAGGAAGGAAACGTAGAGTTGCACTCTCGCCTTCTTTGATATTCCAAAATGGGTAAATTGCGTTGTCGCCGCCGCCGCTTTGCGAACCACTTGAACGTGATTCTTGTTCTTTCAGTTTTGCTCTGATTTCTGCTAGTGATGCCATAATTTAATGCCTCCTATATGCCTTATATGGTTTTATGTGCCTAGTTAAAGTGTAACACATGTAGTACATGTTACACTCTTTTATTTATAAAGTCAAGTATTTTTTTGACTTTATTTTGAATCTTTTACGATTCAAATTCTTTGCCTAAAGTCCTGCTAAGTCTCTAATTCTGCTTAGTTCAGGTGATTGTATTTCGTCTTCTTGTTCTTTGTAGCCCATTACTTCTGCTACTTTATTATTAATTGCTTCAATAAATTGTTTTGCAGGTGTAATGTAGTTTTCACCGTAATCTTTTTCTACCATTGTTAATACTGCTGTTTCGCCTTTTGGAAACTGTCCAGTTTCTCTATCAAAGTAACTTAGTATGAACTCGCCTAATGGTGTCTTTTGTTCTTCTTTTTCTAACTTGATCTTTTCGCCATCTGGACCATCAATTTCATCGCCCTTTTTCTTGCCACTGTCTTTTGCTTTCTTCACAGCGTGTGCGTATGCATTACCTTCGTCCATATTATCGATCATTTGTTCAATAACACCTTGGATAATATCATCTCTATCGTCATCAGCATGTAAGCCGTGTTCCATACCGTACTCGGTAATTTCTTGATCAAGTTCTTGATCGCTTATGCCCATTGCTGTTGCTAGTGCTGGTTCACCACCTTTTTCATATGCTGTCATAAACTCGTCTGCCATCATATCTTGCTTGCTTGGCTCTGACTGTGGGTCAAAACTTTCATCTGCAACATGTACTGATACCATATCGTCACCGTTGTTAAGTCCGCCTTTTTTAACTTTTACGTGTTCTTTGCCGTACTTTGCTACAGCTTCTTCTGGTGACATACTAGTTTGCTTCCACTTCATTTCTGCTTCACCAAACTGACCCATCATTTCTTCAAAGCCGTTTTCTAATTGTGATTCAAAGTCTGGCTCCATATGATCGTCACTACCAAACGGATTATCTGCACCTGATAAACATGCTTCAAGTGCTTGTCCGCCAAATGCCATCTTATCAGCAGCGGCTTTTAATTCTTTATCACTTGCGCCTTTTTCTTTCATTGCACATAGCTCATCAAAGTTATCTTGTAACTCGTCTCTTACTTTGCCTTCGTATACAACATAGCCTTCTAAGTCTGTTGGACCTAATTCTTTTGCACGAGTATTTTCACTTACTAAACTATAAATGTATGGGAATACATCTTTAAGTTCTTCGTTAAACTGACGGATAGTTAATTCATCAATCCAATTTTCTGCAACATCTTGTGGTACTTCTGTTACTTCAGTTTGTTCAAAGTTTTCAAATGCTTCTGTATAGTATGCTTTCTTTTGTAAACTTTCGATTGTCTTTTTAACTGTTGATAAACGTTCTTTAACAACATCAACATATCCAGCTAAACTTTCAGCCATTACATTTGAGCGACCCATGTAATTTTTAAATTTCTTTAACTTAGATAGTTCTTCACTTAGTCCTACAATATGTTTACCAAAATCATCATAAGCATTACCGCCTTCAGCAACGTGTCTTGCCATTGCTCTAGCACCATTGATATGCTTGTATGGATACTTGAATCTTTCTCCTTCAGCACTTTCTATGTAGATGCTTTCAACATTCTGTGTTCTACCTGCAGCTCTTTCTTGGTTAACTGCCTGGCTATGACGTAATACAAGCCTTGCGCCATCAAAGTCTTGATAACTTAATCTACTTGTACCGTAAAGTTTTCCTTCGCTCATTGTTTTTTCCTCTATACGGTTATTTGCTAAAAATTTGTAATCTCTTCTATTTAAGTTTGATTTATTAATATCTCTAGTATCAAAGTTCAGCATACGCTTTTTTGCAAATTGCCTTAATTCCTTTAAAAAATTATACCAACTTTCTTTAGTAATACTATCTTCGTTAGTAACTAGTCCTTGATTATATACTACTGATACTGCTTTATCTTCTAAACTAATGGATACTTTTCCTACAGCTCTGCCTTCAGATATAAAATCAAAGTCATAAAATCTTGCCTGTTCAGGTGTTGTAGTTACATTACCTTCACCATCGCCAATAGTAACACTTGGAAAGCGTCCTCTTATTTTATTAAATAATTCTTTGGCTACTATATTTAATGTTTGCATATTGTATTTATCAACTCTTTAATAGTTTGAGCTAATGAAGATTGGCATTGGCGGTTCGTAATCTTCATGGTCTTCTGCTTGGTTAAATGTGTTATATATTCTTGGATCCCAGTCTTTTAGTACAGCCATCATTCTAATTGCTAAAAGTGTTGCACTTATTAAGTCATCTGATGCTCCGGGTTTTGCCTGATAACTTGACCCTGATGCAATATAATTTTTAAGTTCTGATATAAGAGGTTTACTAGATACAGACATCTTTTCACCTTCTACCATAGTTTTTAGCCTACTACATGCAGTAATCTTTGTACCATGTGTAGTGTTAAATCCTTTTCTAAACTTACGTACATGACCTTTACGCATAGGTTCACTTACAAATAACCCCGGTATGTTTTCTTCCCCGAAGTCGTTAATAACTAGTAATGCAGCTTCACCTATACCATTATTTTCTACAGACCAGTAAATGCCATTAGTATTTCCTGTTTCAGTTTCTATGTACTTACAAATATCAGCAAGTACTCTAATTTGCCCAGGTATTGCTGTTTGATTATGTTGCCATTCTGCTACTTGTTTATAACTTGGTAGTTCATATACTTCAATAGCTGCATTGTCGCCACCTGTACCCATACTAGGATCAAGTGCAACTGCATATGTAAAATCTGGTGATGGCTTACTGTACCATCGTGTTTGACCCATGTTTAGTATTGGACTTTGACCTTCCATGTTTGCCAAGTATATACTGTTAATAAGTGTTTCATCAAATACTAAGAATTCACAGCCGTATTCACGTCTAAACTTTTCTTCGCCAATACGTCCAATTTCTGCTTCTTTCCATTCTTCGTCTCTATCTGGATGTTCTTGCCATTCTGCAACAAAACTATGAAAGCCGTTTATGCCTACATCTTGTTCGTTACCGTGTGAATCAAATTTATCTTCTGCTTGTTTCCAAATAGTAGCAAATGTATCTTCATCACTATTTGGTGTACTTGTAATAATAGCACGACCACCTGTTGCTAGTGTAGGTGATATTGAAGTCCAAAATTCTTCTGCAATATTAGGTTGCACAAATGCAAACTCGTCACAGTATAGTAATGATATGGACATACCACGTCCAGTATTTCCAGTAGTTGTTTGGCTTACAATTCTACTACCGTTTTCAAATTCAATTGAGCCTTTGTTGTATGAGGTAACACCTGCACGTATGTGATCTTCGCACGTTTCATATATGTAACGTATACGTGCCATAATCTCTTGAGCACCTGTATATTTGTGTGCCGCAATTAGTATAGTCTGATCAGGTACAAACATTGCATACCATGCAAGATAGATAGCCGCACAAGTAGTCTTACCTGTTTGTCTTGGCATCATATTAATATTAAATCTATAACTATGATATGAATCCATTAAGCGAAGTTGATATTCGTAAGGATCAAATAAAAGTTTACCTTTTACAGGATGCTGTATGTACGCAAACTTACGTGCAAAGTACATATACCCATCATCAGGGTCCATGCATGCCTGCAGGTCTTGTATCTGTTCTTCGTTGAACGTTTCTTTTTGATTTGCTTTTTTGGTGAGGACACCATCTAAACTCTTACTCATAGTAGTATTTAACCAATTATATCGTCATAGTAGCCTGTATCGAATCTTAAATCAAACAGTTTGCGTTTGTCTTGTTGTATTAGTATAGGAACTGGAGAAGCATAATCACCGTGTGTAGGTTCGCTCCATAACCATTCATACTTCTCGCTTACATCAACTTTTTTACAAAGTTTTTTAAGACGCCTACGATTATATCCTTTACAAATATATATGATGGCTTGATTATTATCTAGTTCTTCTATTTCACCGTTCCAGTATCTTACTTTTATTTCGCCCTTTTTCCATGCCGCTCCGCTCCACGGGCACACAGGCTTTATGTGTTCAAAATACTTGGTCCAATCTGTCATAAAAGTATTTACAGAAAAAAATAGGCTCCTAAGAGCCTATTTGGATTTATTAAAATTTAATAAAGTTGTTACTTACAAC